CTATCGCGCTAAGGTAGAACAACAATTGGGTGTACCACTGCCCCCGCCTGACTCTAAGCTCGACCCCGAGACTGAAATGCAGATTTCTCGTCTTGTCGCCCAGGCATCACAGCAGCTATTGCAGACTAACGTGCAGCAGGCACAACAGCAACAAGCGCAACAGCAAGCCCAAGATCCCAACATTCAAATGCAAATGAAAGAGTTGCAATTAAAAGAACAAGAACTGCAGCGTAAGAAGGAGCAAAGCGTACAAGAATTCCAATTGGCGCAGCAGAAACTTCAAATTGAGAGAGATAGAATTGCCGTTGATGCGAAGAAAGAAGGGGCTAGGTTACAATCGCAAGAGCGCCAAGGCGATAAGCGTATCCAAGCTGATATTGTAAAGTCGGGCATGAAGTCACAACAAACTAATAGGACACCAAATGCAGGCCCTAACGGACGTACTTAAAGAGATTGTTCGGCACAAAGAAGGTATTGAGATTGCTATGGTGTCTGGTAGTTGTAAGACATTTGAAGAATACAAAGCGTTGGTAGGGGAACTCCGGGGTCTTTCCTTTACACAACAATTACTACAAGACCTCGTGCGTAGGCTGGAGAATGGTGATGATTGACATTGTGGTTCCTGAGCATGTAAAAGCAGCAATGCAAAGCGCTGATGAAAAGCCAAAGCAATTGCCGAAGCCATCGACGTTTCATTTGTTGTGCGCGCTTCCTGACATTGAGAAAGAGTACGATAGCGGCATCATTAAAGCGGATAAGACAATTCACTATGAAGAGTTGCTATCCCCAGTGTTGTTTGTGCTAAAGCTTGGCCCTGACGCGTATGCAGATAAGACTCGCTTCCCCAGTGGGCCATCATGCCAAGAAGGCGACTTTGTGTTGGTGCGTCCTAACACCGGTACCCGCCTAAAGATTCATGGGCAGGAATTCCGCATCATTAACGATGATAGTGTGGAAGCAGTGGTAGATGATCCCCGTGGTTTTAGCCGCATCTAAGGAGAAAACATGACTGAAAAGACTACGTTTAAGTTCCCTGATGAAACAGAGGATGAAAAGAAGACTACATCTGCTGATGCGGATGAGATTCAAATTGAGGTGGTAGACGATACTCCCGCAGAAGACCAGAACCGTGCGGCTATGAAAGAGCCGCCTGCTGAAGTCACTGACGAGGAATTAGAAGGGTACAGTGAAAAAGTGCGTGGGCGTATCCAGCACTTCACTAAAGGCTACCACGAAGAGCGCCGCGCGAAAGAAGCTGCAATGCGCGAGAAAGACGAAGCAATTCGTATCGCTCAAAAGGCTATTGAAGAGAACAAACAACTGCAAGGTAATCTGACGCGAGGTCAAACTGCGCTGTTGGAACAAGCCAAAAAGGTTGTTGATGCTGAGACTGAAGAGGCAAAACGACAGTACAAAGCCGCCCATGAAGCAGGTGATTCTGATGCGTTGTTGGCTGCGCAAGAGGCGTTGACGGCTGCAAAAATCAAGGCTGACAAGCTCAATAATTTCAAGCAGGCCCCTTTACAAACCAAAGAGACTGAAGTACAGTCCGCCGCAGAACCCGTAAAGACTTCTCCCCAAAGCCAAACGGTTGACCCCAAAGCACAGGCGTGGCGTGACGCTAACCCTTGGTTTGGGACTGACCGCAAGAAGACGGCATTAGCCTTGGCGGTGCATCAGGATTTGATGGATGAAGGAGTAAACCCAACATCAGACGACTATTACCGCAGGATTAACAAAGAGATTAACCAACTCTTTCCTGTAAAGAATGTAGATGCGGATACCTCTACAGACACAAAGGTAAATAAACCGTCAAATGTTGTGGCACCTGCTACCCGGAGTACAGCACCGCGTAAAATCGTGCTGACGCAAACGCAGGTAAACATTGCTAAAAGGCTTGGAGTTCCCCTGGAGCTTTATGCTAAGCAAGTTGCAGACGATATGAGGAAACAAAATGGCTGACCCCCGACTGCCCCGAGAGTTTGAATCCCGTGCAAAGATGGAGCGTCCTAAGAAGTGGATGCCCCCGCAGTTGCTACCTAGCCCCAACCCGGAATCTGGGTACGTGTTTAGGTGGATTCGTGTCAGCACATTGGGTAACGATGATCCCATGAATGTGTCCTCAAAACTGCGTGAGGGTTGGGAACCCGTAAAGGCATCTGAACACCCCGAAGTCCAACTCATGAGCATGAGTGACAAATCTCGGTACCCTGATAGTATTGAAATCGGCGGGTTAATGCTTTGCAAAACCCCGGCTGAATTTGCTGAACAGCGGGACGCGTACTACCGCGCCCAAGCTGAAGGGCAGATGCAGTCGATTGACAACAACTTCATGCGCGATAACGACCCCCGCATGCCGCTTTTCCAAGAGCGTAGCACTAAGGTGACGTTCGGGCGCGGTAATCAACCTTAAGGAAACAAAATGGCATACCCTTTTGTCGATGCCCCGTACGGGCTAGAGCCGGTCAATTTGATCGGTGGGCAGGTGTTTGCGGGTTCCACCCGTATGATTCCTATCCTTCAAAACTACAATCAAAACCTGTTTAATGGTGACATTGTTCAGATGGCGGCTACTGGTACGTTGGCAGTTTCAACCCTGGCAGTCCCCACCACTTCGCAAGCGGCGCAAACCGTAGTTCCCGCCACGGTTGGCGTGTTTCTTGGTGCGGAATACACCCTTCCGGTAACCAGTCAGCGTATCCGTACGAATAACTGGCCCGCTAGCACGAATGCTAATGATGCAGTTGGCTACGTACTTGACGACCCGGATACCGTGTTTAAGTCGGCAGTTTTGTCAATGCCGGCAGCGACAACTAACACGGCAACGGCGATTACCACTATTGGTTACATGTCCCCGATCTTTGTTGGCACGAACGTGTACTACGTTAGCGCCAACGGTGGCAGCACGTTTTCCGGCAACTCGCTCGCTGGTGTGGTGGGTAACACTTCTGGTGCGGCTACTAATGGCGCTGGCAACATCGTCAAAACCAACGCTTCAGCGACTGCTATGCGGGTTGTTGGTATTGTGCCGGATACCGCTGTGACGGTCACCACGACTGGCACTTGCTCTGGTACTTCGCTGACGGTTGCTTCGACCACTGGTGTTTTCCCCGGTATGCAGGTGATTATCCCCGGCGCAACTGCTGGCGCGGGCGGCGCAGGCTTCAATACCTACGTCACTGCAGTTACCAGCGCAACCGCTGTTACGGTTTCGGCCAGCATCACTGCAGCCACGACTACTACGGTTGCATTTGTGGGCTACCCCGAAGTGTTGGTTAAGTTCAACTTCGGCTACCACGGCTACTACAACGCCACCAGCGTCTAAGGAGTAACATAAAATGGCTATTTCTCGCGCACAGCTACTTAAAGAACTGCTCCCTGGTCTAAACGCACTGTTTGGTCTGGAGTACGCCCGCTACGGTGAAGAGCATAAGGAAATCTATGAAATTGAGACTTCCGAGCGCTCTTTTGAAGAAGAAACCAAGCTGTCGGGTTTCTCTGCCGCTCCGGTGAAGAACGAAGGTCAGGCTATTGCCTACGATAACGGTCAGGAAGCTTGGACCGCTCGTTACAACCACGAAACCATCGCTTTGGGTTTCTCCATCACCGAAGAGGCGATGGAAGACAATCTGTACGACAGTCTGTCGGCACGATACACCAAGGCTCTGGCCCGTGGTATGGCGTACACCAAGCAAGTCAAGTCCGCTGCGATTCTGAACAACGCTTTTAATAGTGTCTTTACCTACGGCGACGGTGTTTCACTTTGCGCTGGTACTAGCGCTATTACCGGCCACCCGCTGGTCAGCGGTGGTTGGAACCAGAATCGCCCGTTTGTTGGTGCTGACCTGAACGAGACGGCTCTGGAGTCGGCAGTGATTGCTATTGCCGCCTGGACCGATGAGCGTTCGCTGCTGCTGGCTGCCAAGCCTAAGAAGCTGATTATTCCCCCGGCTCTGATGTTCGTTGCAACCCGTCTGTTGGAAACGTCGCTGCGTGTTGGCACGACCGACAACGATATCAACGCCATCAAGAACAACGGCAGTATCCCTGAGGGCTACACCGTCAACCACTTCTTGACTGACGCAAACGCTTGGTTCCTGACTACCGATGTGCCCAACGGTCTGAAGCATTTTG